AACATCTCGCATTTCAGTCCACTTCGCTTTCATTTCCGGTTCTTCATCCCGGCTTCTCATGAGTGTAAATATCCTATGTATCTCCCTTACTGGTTTTGAGAACTTCTTCGGATCTACCAATCCTATATCGCCATTCTGTGATTGTGATCTTAGATAATTCGGTAACCTATCCCTAAGTGTTATCCATCCCCATTTATATATCAATGGAAATATCCTCTTAAATACTGCCAGTGTTTCTACTACTACTTCATCCGGCATTCCTGGAAATGGAAATGGATGTCCCGGTATCCATGATTGTTTTCCACCTCCTTTTACATCTTCTACAAGAACTTGACCAACATTTGTTCCCACAACCATTGGCCTATCTTCTGTATCTGGTTTATATATTTTTAAAAGTGCTTTCAATAATACTTTTACTACTTCGTTTAATATTTTTTTCATATTTTTTGTCGTAACCTCCCGCCCATTGGGCGTGGTTCGGGAGAACCGCCCAATGAAACGACATTACTTAATGTTATAACAATCCGAGTAACTGACCTCCATCTGTTGACTGACCTGTTGATAGTTCCATTCCACCTAATTGATACAAATCAAGATTAGTTGAAATTTCCAAAGATGAAGTAGATGTAAATGCATTCGTACCATCTCCAATTACAAAGAAAGATACAATTGCTTTATCCTCTAGGTCATCTGTATCAATAGAGTCCAACAGATTACTTAATGCTCTCAATCTTGCTCCAGCAGATACTCCATCTTGTCTACCAGTAAGCGTTCCATAAGCTGTTGAAAATGCTCCATCTGCATCAATCAATAATACTCCTGCTCTGTAATAAGTAGCTGTTATATCATTATCTGAAGCAGCAGTTTGATCAGTTGCTGTTCTCTGAAGCAACCCTACTGTAGCATCTCCTGTGTCTATGGCTTGAGTAATTCCTGTACCTTTTACATAGGTCACATCTTCAATCCTATACAAAAAAGTACCACCTATTCTCAATATTCCTCCTAGTCCTACATCGTCTGTCATCGTGTCTGGATAGACAGTTAATGCTGGATTAGAAAGTGCAACATTCTCAAAGCTTCTTTTGATTGCATCTAAAGCGTTCTTTAGATTTTGATGTCCCAAATATTGGGAGCTTACCCATTCTCTTAACATTTTTTTAGTACCGTATTATCAGCCCCAAAGCAGGAGGGGCCAAGATAATAATTCATCTTAATTCCTATTGCTCCCCGCTTTAAGCAGTAATTAAGATTTAAGTTTCTACATATCAAGCGCAGTTTTCGTTTCGCTGTCCCTTTGGTCTAATGACTGTCCCCTAACTTCTAATTCAACATTGAACCTTTCAGATATCATTTGAGCAACTTGTTCCGGTACTTGCGTCATAGTTCCTTTAGGAACTGTGAACCTGTATCCGTTTATACAGAATGGTTGAACTGCTCCTTTTTTCTCACCCTTTTCAAGCGGAATAAGGATAGTCACTTTATTCTGTTTATCCAAGTTGGCTTTCATCTGATCAGCTTTCATTTGAACATCTTGTTTAGGCGTGGACGTTTGGACTGACGTCGGAACCGGCTTGACTACTTTTGATTCATTTTCATTATTCGCCTCTTTTATCTTTTTAGGCATAAGTTTTGACGATTCTAACTTTTATGACTAGACCGCAACGCTGTGTTCTAATCTTAACATTGCATCATCATCCAATATCTTAGCAACAAATGTTGCTTTCCAACCGGATGTTGTTCTCTGATCCAATGGATCTTGAGTTCCGCCAGATCCTAATGGCTTTACAATGTTTTTCATAGCTTCGCCTGAAATCCTTGTAATACCATAAGCATTCTGACCTAAGATTAATGTTGCATATACATCAACCGCTGCTGATGCTGTGGCTGCTGCCCAGTATTTAGCGTTAGATGATTGTATAAATCTAACATCATCTAATGCGCCGACTTCTCCTTCCATCACATCCATTTGACTAGGATATGATTGAACTGGAACCCATCCTGTTAAACCTTTCAAGGTGTAAACAGTTTTTGGATGTACAATGGCTACATATGCCGCATTGATAGGAGTTGTATTATATCCTGTTGTTGGATTAACAATCCTTGTTATCTTTTTGGCATTGTTTCCTGCTAATGTTGTTACTGCTTCTCTTATATCGTTTGCTGTCACAAGTGACGAAGCGATAATAAGATATCTGTTTGCTCTATTATCAGCGTACTGAACTGTTGTTCCAGCTGTTACTGTATCTCTACATAGCTGATCCAATGTGTTTGCAGCTTGTTCGCCAAGAACCTGTGCCGCTTCTGTTAAGACAGCGTCAATAGATTCGTAGCTTACGACGTCGGTTACTGTTACGTAATCTCCGTACTGCAAGACATCTGCTGTGATATCGGTTACAGAAAGTTGTGAACCTGCTGGGGTTGTCGTTCTGTTACTTTTTAACCTTACTTCTCATTTTTTGATAATGCTTTTTCCCATATTTTTTGAGAACAGCATTTCCTCCCTTTTTTTGTGTTTCTCGTAAGGCGGATAGGTCATTTCTGCCTATCTCTGCATTTTTCAATGCAGTCCGGACTATCGCTTCCCTTTTTAGGGTTTCTTCGTTTAGTCTCTGCGCCTGCGAATTAGTTATTTAACTTTCTTATCTCTTTAAAAAGGTTATCTCTTAATAAAGAAGTTTTCTTTGAAAGTTTTGGCCAACCAATTTTTGTAATTGATTTTCTTAATTGAAGAACTATTTTTGCTTTATCCTTTTTTATCAAAAGAAAAGGTATAAGTCCTTCAATAATTTTGTCTATTCTTTTTCCTGTTAAGCACCATTCATATTTTCGTTTCCAATTTTTATGCTTAGGATTTATTCTTGAATAGACACTGCCGCCAAAATTTTCAACTATCCAATCTATCAATCGTTTATCAGTATTTACTATATAAAATCTTGCTTGATACTCACCAGATTTTCTATTGTGGTAAATACCGATTGTTCCTTCTCCATCAATTATTCCTGCGAGATAAGATAATTTATTAACTAACGCTTGGCTCGGATTGTCTTGGGTTTTTGTATTCATAGAACTATCTTATCATATAGTCCCAGACATTACAAGAACCTTTAGAGTTTCCCGATTTTATTAGAAGAAATTTATAGAGGGCAAAACATTATACCCTCTGTCAGTGCTGTTGTTGCAACAGCCAATGAAGCATATTTCCTAAACTTAATTGTGTTGCTACCGGATTTTCTTGGTATGTCCCTTACTTGGCCAAATTTTGTGTAGACCAATAATGGGAGCAATCTTTCAAGTAAAGTCCGGTCATAAAAATTATTTACCTCGTCCGCAATTTGCGTTTTTGTTGTATAAGGCATTCTTTTATACCGTTTATTAATTGACCTTTAGTCCTTATTCGCGACCATGAAGGACTTCTGTTTGATAATCTTCAAACTCATCTTTGGACATATCCCAGACACTTTTCTTTTTGCCCGGTGTCCCACGCTTTGTTGAACCGCCGGTTTTGGTTCTAGCTGCTTCATCATCCGCTTTACGTTTGATTTCAGCCCTTTCATTAGCTTCGTCGTCAATACTCTCTCCAACTATCCCTGAAGCTATAAATCCTATAGGAACATTTGCGTAGTCAGGATCGTTTACATACTTCCTTATACGTTTTTCGTATTTCCTATAATCAGGATTTTCGGACAAGAACTCACTGACCATTCTTTCAGAAGCTGACTCCTTATCTTTGCGTTCCAATATCTCATTTAACTCTTTACGAGTTATTGGTTTTTCTTCTTCGTCAAAGAGTTCATCTTCTTCAAAATCGTCTGCCGTTTTCCTTTCAAGCGATTTCGCTTTTCTTTCCCAGTATGCCGCACGTTTTTCAGCAGCGGTCTGATCTGGTTTAGCAGGAAAACGTTTTTTTGGTTCTTCCTCCGGTTCCGGCTCTGCTTCCTCCTCCTCTTTTTTAGAGGGTTCTTCTTTGGTTTCTTCCTTATCTTCGGATTCCTTTTCCTCGGTTTCCTCAGATTCGGTTTCTGTGGTTTCCTCCACGTTTTTTTCTTCTGGCATTGTAATTTTCTCACCTTTATTGATGTGAATGCCGAACACCATCTAGGTGGATATTTTTATCTTTACGACCTTTTCTGGATTCTTTAAGAATCCGAATTAATTCTCATTAAGAACTAATTCCGACTATTAAAGACAATTATTTTTGTTCCCCTTTCTACAATTACAACTTTTTAGGATTTTTATCGCCTTTTATGTTATTTTCTTTATGGTTATACTTTCCTATCGGCATAATTTTACGGACTCGGAGATTCCTATAGTTTTAATTGATACGGTAGGATCAACCTCTCTATAGGAATCTCCCAATCCATTACCGTTTATTATAACTTATTAAAAATTCATTTATTTGATTTTTATTATTATTCTTTTTGCTATATTTTCTATGAAACCAATTATGACATTTCCTACATAAAGTTATTCCGTTATCTATTGCAAATCGTAGTTCGGGATATTCTGAAAAGTTTAAGATATGATGTGCCACTAGCTTATTGATTCTATCTTCGCCACATTTTTGACAACAATTACAATTCTTATTTAATACACTATCTTGCCAAAGTTTATATTCTAAAGAACCACGGATTTTATTATTTATTGGAGTGATGCCACCTTTCCAATTACCATGCTTTTCACCCCTTTGATTAAAATGTGGTATTCCCTTTTTTACTAAACTTATCTTTTTTCCTATTCCTGATCTTTTAGCAGGATTATTGTCACCTTTCATTTTTAATCCTTGTCTTTTTCTACTTTCTATCGGAACTAAATCTTTATGCCCTTTTCTAAATCCTCCATATTGAATATTTGCTTTTCTATTATAAACTCCTCTTGGCATTCTTTTGTTTCATCATATCTTCATTGATTTCCTTAATACTTGTAAAATAGGGATCTGCATTTACAAATATATCATCCTGTTTTTCTGATAATGCTTCTATTAACTTTTCAGGCAACTGACTTAATATTATCCAATATGCCCTTTGACGCTTGGCATCACCTTCTTCACCCGGTTTCCATTCTGTTTTAGGATCTAATATCTTTTCTGATATTTCTTCTATATCTGGTTTTATTAGCTTCTCAACTAAGAACAACCAATCCGGATCATCTTTTAATGCTCTAAAATGTTCTATTGCTTCATTCCTTGAAGCGTCATCTGGAAATGTTTGTGATAGGTTCATTGTGTTTGATATGAATTAGGAATTTTATTATCACCTTCTTTTTGATTTGGTTCTGTTTCTAGTTGTGGTTTCATTGTCTGTTCTGATACTTCTATTGGTTGCTTTTGACCCATCGTTGATCCAGATACCCCTAACATTTGTTGGTTTTTTCTTATTAAGTACATTGCTTTCTTGTGCATTTCTATATGTTCGTCCCTTAATTTTCCTTCGTTTAATCGCATGTGATTTATAATATGGATATTATGGTCTTGCATTATTTCTACTCTGGCTTGTTTGCCATCGTTTATCAATTCATTTTCCATTTCAGCTTCCATTTCATCTAATGTATTTGGAAACAATATCTTTATCTGTTGTTTCTTTAATCCATTTAATCGGGCCAGTTCTTTATCAGCAAACCTTCTATTGGCTTCTGGATTGTTAACAATTACACCATAATACTGTGTAAATGAATTCCTTTCTTTTAATCGTTTGGCTTCTGATAATACTTTACTTTCAATGATAATGTCCGGATCTGCTATTCCTATAAGATCATCTTTCTTAAATGGTCTTACTTCCGGGCCCCATACACCCGCTATTCTTACCATTTTCTTATCTATCTTTTCTTTGAAATGTGTTTTATATCCCTGATACCATCTTCCCCAGAACTCGGCTTCAGACCATCCAAATATTTTTGCTGCTAGAGAATACCTTGTATCTACCTTTGCAGATACCAATTCTAGCTCTCCGAGTGTTCTAGCTTGTCCTGATATTTGCCCCTGTTGTATTTCCGGCGTAGCTAATGCCCTTTGAGCCGACTGATCTAGTAATTCCATAACCCAGCTTACTTGTGAATGTACTGCTGGTTTGTTCATTGGTTGAATTGCTTCTTGTACCGAACCTTGTCCTGTTACTCTCACAAACTTGTTGAATCCAAACTTTAAATCTGCCCTATTTTTTATTCTGTCTTCATTAAACAGATACATTGGCTCTACATCAGCTTTTGCCGACATAAGCCCTAGATTTTGAAGTATAGCCCTTGCACGTTGTTTATCTTCTATCAAATCAGGCACTGATACTCCATCCCAGTCATGTGCCGTTGGAAACAGCTTTCTGTTTATCGCGGGCCACGTTGGTTTGTTTAGTGGTGTTTTTCTTATTATCTTTGTTAAACTATTTCCTAGTGTTACTATGTATTTTTCACCATTAATATGCGTATACCATTCTAATAAATTAAATTCAGCGTTCTCTTTGAGTTCGTCCTCTTTATTATTTATTTCTGATAATCCTTGTGCCGCGCGTCTTTTTTGTTTTGCTTTAGATAACAATGACTTTAATTCTTTTCCCGTTTTGAGTTGATCAATATCAAAATACTCCGGATTATCTTCCAGTTCATATTTTGTAGCTGATATTTCACGTCCCCAGAACCTACAAGCGTTGTTTCCGTTAGCATCACCATTGAATGCCACCGCGCGTGGGTCTCTTAAGAATGTACATGGATCCATTACTTGAGGTTTTGGACACATTTTTTTTCTATCAAATTCGTGTTCTAGTAGTAATCCATTCCCAAAGAACATTGTGTCCCAGTCCCATTCAAAATCAATTACGTTCTTTTTCATTTCGTCATAATCAAACTCTGCTGTTAGCGCCAAGTTCTCTGCCATATCTTCATCTCCTACTTCACGTGGCCCAAATCCTACGTTTAATTTATCATCGTATAAAGATGCAAATAATGTTTGAAATACTGTGAATAACAACGGATCGCCTACCTTCTCTTTGTCGCGCTTTTGGTTGTTATATACTTTCATCCTTACTAACCATTCTTCTATCTTTGGTCGCATAAACTCATAACACAGTTCATATTCTTTCTGAACTTGTGAAATTATTTCATCATCACTAATTTCTTTCGTTAGTTCTTCTTCCTCATCTTTTTTGACGACTTCTTCTTTTGTTTTGGTTTTTTTTGCCATGAGTTGTTATAAAAAAAGAAGCGAAAACAACGTTTCGCTTCATTTTCATGTTTATTCCATACTACACTATTAAAACCTATTTGTCAATAGGTGGTTGCCAGTTATATATCATATTCTTAATTTCTTTCATTTCATTAAAGAATTTCTTGTATGGATGATCATTAGTATTAATAACAAAGTAATCTTTTACTATTGAATCAAGCTTTTCGTTTTCTTCAAAATGAAATACAAACTTTCTTTGATCTATTGGCATTATCTTTTTAATCTTTCCACCATTCATTTTTAATATTACTGCTAAGCATAGATCACTTGTTGTATATTCTTTTTCTATACTGATAGTTCCGGTTAATTTTTGTTTCTGAAAAAAGTTATCCATTTTTTTCTTTAGGTTTTGAGATAGTTTCTATGGTTGACTCCGCGGCCTTTGTAAGAAAATGAACCATCGCATTTTGCTGTTCAGCCGTTCGTGGTTCTTTTAAAAATACTTTCCACTTTTCCCACCACTTTAAATTATCTTCTATGTGAGTTCCATAAAACTTGTCTTTATAGAAAAGAAGATACTCATACGTCCACCTTCCTGTTCTTTTAATTATTATTGGACATCCTTTGTATTTTAATTGTTTGTATATTCTCATTTTATTCTTTATTTACCTTTCCTATTACATTGCATATTAGACAGAATATGCCGATACCTATTATAAATGATATTATTTCGTGTATCATATTAATATGGATCATCATCTGACATCGTCTTTCCCTCTGGCATTGGAGTTGAGTCAAATGGTTTCTCCGCTAGTTGAAGTTGATATGCTGTTGCATCTACTACATCGTCTGTCATGCCTTTTGGAAATGTAAATAATTCTTCTTCTAAATTGTGGCATTCTCCCAATATATGCCTTACAGATCCTCCGGCGTATCTTGGTATCAATCCCCTTATTCTTATTTCCTTAGCCGTGCCTCCGTGTCTTACCGGTTCTATTGGTAGGAACTTATTTCTTTTGCGCATCTGTTCATCTATGTATACTTTTAATCCGTCTGTATATGATGTTTTTTCTATTCCTATCTTTTCGTAGTTTCTGTGGTCTTGCAAGAAGAACAACTTTTCTACGAGGTCTTTCGGGTCAAGCTTCTCACGCCATGCTTTTATGTTCCAGAAGTTTTCCCTGTCTACCGAGTTATCACAGAATCCTGTGTAGTCGGCTGATGATGCTTTGCTTATGGCTGGATCAACTGTCAGATATCTTCTAGTATCCATTGCCCGGACTTCTTTTTCGTCTATGTATTCTATCCATTCCTTTTTAAACTCCTGACCTTCAGTTAGTACTGGTGTCTGTTGGTATAATGATTGCCATTCATATGGTCCTAGTGTTCTCTTAATGTTTTCCAGTGTTTGAAGGTCAAACTTTTCAGGCCATAGTGCTTCACCTTTTTTTCTGTGTTCTTCGTCTTCTGTAGATATCGCCGGATAGGATATCATATACCATTCCTCACCACCCTCCTGTTCCTTTTTAAGAATACGTCCTATTAAGTCATCTAAATGCCACCTTGTTGCTATTATTACCACGCTTCCTCCTTTTTCCAATCTTGTATATGCTGTTGAAATGTACCAATTCCATACCTTTTCTCTTATTACTTCTGAATCTGCTTCTTCTCGGTTTTTAAATGGATCATCTATTATTAAAACATTTGCACCGCGCCCAGTTATAGGCCCACCTACTCCTGTTGATATATATGTCCCTCCTTCTGTTGTGCGCCACTTGCCTCTGGCTTGTTCATCGTCCCTTAGCATTGTTTCAAAGATGTCGTGATAACTATCGCTGTTTACCAGATCGCGTGTCTTCGCACCGAAGTCCTGTGCCAGGTCTGCAGAGTATGCTGCTGTTATTACTTCTTTTGTTGGATTTCTTCCTACATACCACGCCGGGAAGTTTATTGTCGCTAGTTGGCTTTTACCGTGTCTTGGTGGCATCTGAATCATCAGACGCTTTATTTTTCCGCTTTCTATCATTTCTAGTCCTTCTGCAATTTCATTATGAAACCAATACGGTTTGTAATTTCTGTTCGTTATTATGGAAAATTCAATCAAACTCCTTCTACCTGCTTGCATTATTTTTCTTTGTTTCTCTATATTTAAGGAGTTCATCTATTTGTTCTTCTGTTAAGATATTTTTTATTTCAGTTTCAAACTTCTCTGGCGCATATTTGCCTTTTAATTTATACGCCGTATCTAAATATTTATGCCTTGTAGAAAAATCCGGTTCAACTTTATCTGGTTCTGTTTGTGAAGTAAACAATTTAGTAGCTTTTAATCCTTGTTTATGCACTACTGCTAAATCTTTATCTGGTATATATTTTTCCAACAATTCTTTCCAACCTAAAGTATTTGTTAACTTGTTAGTTCTTTTTGAAGTTGAATCGGCATATCCGACATCTTTCATAGCTTTTGTCAAGCTACTACCCTTTACCACTTTTTTAAATGCTTCCTTTTGTTTATATGTAGCCATTTTATTTAACCTCTGGTTTTATATGATCTGCTATTAAATAACCTCCTTTTTTTCCACAAACTTGGCAAGTATAATTGTCCCTTTTAAATACTTTTTCTCTCCATATTGTCATCTATCTTTACTTTTACTATTTTCATTTTATCTTGGTTCATAGTTTTTTAACAAAGGATCCAGAGAAACTTACAATTTTATACTTCTCTGCTATTGGTTCTATTTCTTTTTTAAAAGCATCTATATCTAACTGGGCCTGTATTTTATCTTGTGTAAATTGAGTTCCGGTGCATATAAACATGTAATCTTCATTAATTATTTCTCGTTGTTCAGTTAACAATTTTATCTTATCTTCAAGATGAGATATCTTCTTGAGAATATCATTTAGAAATTCTTTATCTATTTTTATTTTTTTATCAAACATATTGTTCTGATATTATAACGTGTCCTAGTTTATTCCATGAGTAACTTGGCCACATCTCCTTTGTTATTTTTATTGTTTTTGTTTTCCATCCCATAAACGATTCTGTTGCTTCCTTATAATCCCTAACCCAATGACCAAGAT